GCCTGCAGCATCCTATTCGCCTTTGGTCTTTTGGTTGCTGTGACTGTCGTTCCTATAGGTGCACCATGATCCTTGGGAAAATCACCCTAAGCGCACGCGAAGTTCGAAAGCTCCTCGCCGAGGTAGCGGCCGAAAGACTCGGCTTACCCCACGACACGTATTGGGTCCGGGTTAGCGCCACGCTGATCGACGATTCCGAGGTCGCTGACCTGACCGTCACGGTCGAGACGAAGCGGACCGCCGATCACAAGGAGGGCTGAGCGATGAGCTACTCCTACACCGCAGAACGAGGAGAGATCTTCACCGAAGAAGGCCAGGAAACGTTCCTGAAGATCCGCGATCATGCACACCGGATCCTCAAGCTGAGCGGGGCTGCGACGATGTGGAAACTCATCTCCGCTCCCGGCGTATCAGGATCAAACTGGACGCACATGGCCTGCGTGCACCGACTCGCCGAGCTCGGGGAGCTGCGCAGCATCTGGAACCAGGGAGCCGGCCAGGATGAGGTCTTCGTGGCCGGGCCGAGGATGAGTCAGTGACGATGAGCATCCACACGAAATGTCTGCTGAGCAACGCATTCTGCCTGGTACTGTGCGCGGCAATCGGCATCTCCGGCCACCCATGGCTAGCGCTGGCGCCGCTGCTCGGTCTGTCGTGGGCTGAAAAGGATGGACCATGATCGCCCCCATCGAAAGGCGTCACCGAGAGGCCGCCCTCCTCGCTCTCCCCGATATCGAGCGGAGGTTCCCTGGAGAGTTCTTCGCTGAAGAGCGAGAGTGGATCGAGACGGGAGTCCCCACGCCCGGGCTCGACTTCGGAAACGCGATCTCGGTGGCCCAGGCGCTCGCCGATCTCGAAGCGGCTACCGCTCACCGGGCCTGGAACGAAGGCTATGATTTCGCCGAGCATAGTTTCACCGATGGCCACCAAGCCAACCCATACCCGGCGACGGAGCCAAAGCCAAAGCCATGAAGCGCGGCTGGATGCACCACACGGGTCTATTCACCATGGCGACGCCAGTCGAGATTCTGTCCCGAGGACCAAAGCGATCGCGCGTCCGCCTGGTTCACCGGCTCCGATGGAATCGGAAGTGGATCGAGGCCGGGACCATCCGGCTTGTCCCGAGCCATTGCCTCAGTGACTCACCATGGGCTGGCGCATTGATCGGTGTCGGGCGCAGTCGGTTCATTCCGCAGGAGAAGCCAGCGGCGGTGGCGATGGTTAAGCGGTGGGCAGCATGAAGCAAGAGACCGGCAAGGTGCAGATGGCGAAGATTGGAGCTCTGGAGTGACTATTCTGACTCCTTCCGATGTTGCCACTCGCATGCGGTGCACGGTGCGCCGCGCGTTCGATTACATGCGCCAAGCGGGGGCGATTCCGTGCGGCAAAGATTCTCTACGAATTACTGAGGAGAGGTTTTCTGAATGGCTCAAAAACGAGATGGCCTCTACAAGCGCGGACCAATCTGGTGGATCCGGACCGATCCGGTCACAAAAAAGCCGCAGTCGACGTACTGCCGCGACATCGAAGCTGCTCGGTCCTTCCGCGCCCAGCGCGAACGGCTCGCTGTCGATCCGGCCTACGCAGCCTCGCAAACGGCGCGCCTCGACGAATGGATCGCCCGCGTGATTGCGCAAAAAGAGACGGGCAAGAAGAAGCGGTCCGCGGCGACCATTTCCATCTACCGAACGAAGCTCGGTCACTGGCTTCGCCTGGCGCCAAACACTCTACTGATCCAAATCACGCCGCCGTTCGTCGACTCCTATGTCGAGAAACGCCGAGCCGAGGACGTGACCGACCATACCATTCGAAAAGAGGTCGACCACCTGTGCATTGTGATGAGAGCCGCGCAGCGGGCTGGCGTTTACGCCGGCAACGTGGACGCGCTCTGCCCGCCTGACCTGCAGACCGGATATGAGCCGCGCGAGCGCGCGCTGACACGGGAGGAACTATTCCCGCTGCTCGAGCAGCTCAAGCCGGAACTGATGGCTGTTGTCGCTGTCGCCGTTGCACTGGGCTGCAGGCTGGCAGAAATCTACCGTCTCGCTCCAGCCGACATCAATTGGACGCTGGGCATCGTTTTCATACGCGGCACGAAGACGAAGAAGTCCAAGCGCCGCGTCCCGATCCTAAGCCTGTTCCGAGAACTCCTCGAGGCTGCCGCGCTCTACCTACCGCTGGGCGAGGAGCCGAATAACCTACACAGGGATATCAAGGCCGCGTGCAAGCGTGCTGGAATAGATCAGGCCACACCGAACGACTTCCGGCGTACACACGCGACGCTCCTATCCGAAGAAGGTGTGGACGCAGATGTTACGCGCCGCCTGCTCGGTCACACGACGCGCGCATTGGTAGATCGCATTTACGCGCGCCCGCGCCCCGAAGCGCTCGGGAAACTCGCAGAGGCGAAGCTGCTGACGGCCTTGCCGCTACGCCAACGCGACAGCGTGATCGATACAACCGCGGAACCAATCCGCGATCCGGCAGAAAAACCCGGAGCCGATTTCGAGATTCGAACTCGAGACCTGCGGTTTACGAAACCGCTTTCTGGCGCGGCGGAAGTTGACGAACCAGCGAATTTAATCGGTTTATCTACTGTTAACTGGGGCCAACTGGTGCGAGCCGGGGCGGTCGACGTTACACGGATGCGACAGCGATTATGCGTCGCAGCCGGATCTGTCGGGGTGCTCGCATGAGTGCCGATCCTCCGGTCCAGATCCCGCTCGGCCGCTCCGGCCGCTCCGGCCGCTTCGCCCTCGTCGACGCCGAAGACGCTGAGCGCGTCAGCCAGTTCCGCTGGCGACTGAAGTCCAAGAAGAGCCAGCCTGGCAAGTTTTACGCCCAGCGCAGTCTGCCGCGAGCCGAGCGCGGCACCATTACGAACCAGACGCTGCACAACTTCGTGCTCGGCTGCCCGTCCAGCCAGTACATCGACCACGAGAACGGCGATGGGCTCGACAACCAGCGGCGCAACCTGCGTCCGTGCACGCCACGCCAGAATGCGACCAACGTCACGAGCTCCAAGCGCCAAAAACTCGGCGGCTACAAGGGGGTCACGTGGAATTCTGGCTCGAAGAAGTGGCAAGCCTCGATCTGCGCCGGCGAGATCAAGCCGAACGGGAAGCGGCGCCAGCTGTACCTGGGCGTCTTCACCGATCCGGCGGAGGCGGCCCGCGCGTACGACCGAAAGGCTGTCGAGGCCTTCGGGCCATTCGCCTCGCTCAACTTTCCGGACCAAGAGGCGCTGGACTTCGCTTCCGCCCTCTCCGAATCACCCGACCACGCCCGCCCCGCTGAGATCGGTCGCGCGCTCCGGAAGACTACCAGGGTCTACATCGCGAAGTCGGGTGCGCGGTGAGCCGCCGTATCCCTACGGGTCTTAACATCGTCCGGTTCACCGGATTCGGCGGCGGCGCCTTCGTTCGGACCCCCAAGGGGTTCGAGCGTGCCGACGTGCTCGAAGGAGACCACCAGCACTACGCCGTCCGGAAGGGCTTCCGTCTGGCCCGCTGCCCGGGTGCCCACGGGTTCGACCGAGGGTGCGAGCGCTGCCTCCCCTACCACGGCGCGATCGCGCAACCGATTCGCCTCCGTCACGCCGGCTCTGGCCGCCCCAACCTAGCCACCGTCCTCGGCCTGCGCCGGTGCTACCGGACCGAGAACTACTTCCACGGCGCTGACGATCCGGAGTGCGACTGCCTCCGCGCCGAGCTCCCGATCGAGGCTCGGGCCATGAGCTCGGGAGCGCTTGGGACTCCTGACCGGGACACCGAGTGCGAGGAGTGCGGCGGGTCGGGGAAGACGCTCGAATGGTTTGGTTTCAGCTGTAGCGAACGGCGCTGCCAATCGTGCAGCGGGCGCGGCGGAATAAGCCCAGCGGCCGGCCGCGCGGCGAAGGGTCAGGTGCGGACATGATCGCGGAGACGTGTCTGCCGGATGACCGATGGCCACCTGAGCCGCTCGCGGCTTGGCAAGCCGACCACAACTGCGAATTCCTGCACGGCTTTCCGCAGTGCATGGGCGCCGCGGCACGCGGCGAGTACCACTGCACTTGTGACGGGGTTTCCACGGAGCACCATCGCAAGTGCGAAACCTTGGCATGGGAGGCTCACGAGCGGCGCCGAGGGAAGCCTTGCGCCGATTGCTTATTCCGCTCAAAGGACCCGGAAGAAGCGTTCGAAATTCAGTGCCTGATCGACAGTGACGAGCCGATGTTTTGCCATGTCGCGATGCCGGTTCGTTTCACGAACGGTGATCCTGGTCACGGTGACTATTCGCCGAGGCGAGAGAATCTGTATCCGCCCTGCGCGGGAGCGCGACGAGCGCGAGAGGCCGCCAAGAAGAAAGCGGATCGCTTCAGCGTTCGGCGCGGTGCCCTCGGACTATTGCGCGGAGTCGGTAAATGACCCGCCGCAACGCCCCGCTTCAGGCCCGCTTCCCGGGCAAAACCGTCTTCCGCCTGCAGGTCTGGTTTCAGAGCTTCCGGATAAAGAGCGAAGGGCCAATCGCGCCGGAACTCGCCCGGCTGCTCGTGGCCGCGGTGGTCGCCTGGAGCCCATCACCCGCTGTTCTCGCGCGCGCGGCTGCGCTCGCTGACGAGCTGCAGGGAATCAAACGCCCACCGTCAGACCGCGAGCTCCGCCGCAAGGTCTCAGTTGCACGAGCAGAGAAGAAGATTGGGAGGAAGTCGTAATGGCGAAGTGTGAATTATGCGAAGGCCCGCACGCCGTGCGGCTCCTGATGATCGATGATCTCGAGAGCCACTGCACGCTTTGTTACAGTTGCACAGGACCAGATGCGCATCTGCGCGTGAGAGCGCGCCGCGCCGAGGCGGGACATACGAACGACACCATCCCCGCGCCGCCGATTTGCGATGACCCGCCGCGCTCGCATGAGGCTGAGCTTTCGCGAGCGGTCGCGCGATTGGCGCCCGAGTGCCGCGAGTGCAGCCGACCCGAGCGCCCGATTGCCGCGACGATGGGGGACGAGTGCTGCTACTGCCATCTTCGCGTTTACGGATCCGAAAAGAATCAGCGACGCATGATGGACCTGAAAGGAGCCGATGCCCGCGCTCGCATGGACGCCGCCGACCGCAAAGCCCAGCCGCGAGCCACGGCGGAGAGCCGCATGCTGGCCTTGCCTCACCCTTGGGAGTGCGGCGGGGAGGACGAGCCGTGAGCATCAAGCTTCCTGAAAGCGTTCCATTCAACGACCCGGTGACGGTGTGCTCGGCATGCAAGAAGGCTTCTTGCGCGCTTCAGCGATTCCGTTGCCACGCTGCTCGGCGCGGCCCCGTCGGGCTGGAGGAACTGCCGCTCGCCGTCGTCCGCGCCGCGGCCAAAGAGAACCCGAGCTACTGGAAGCCTCCGCGCGCTGACGGGGACGACGACACGCCGATCGACGTGGAAGACATGGAGTTTCTCATTCGCTGGACTCGCGAGCAGCACCGCCCCGAGAGGTCGATGATCGCTGGCTATCTGGAGCACGAACTCGGCATTGACCCCGAACAGGTCGCCGCAGCGATGGCCAAAGAGTGGCCGGAGGCGTCGGCGTGAGCAACCTCGCCCTCACTACTCTCGGCGCCGCCGTCCGCGCTGTCGCCTATCGCGTGATCACCGAAGTCGTAATCACCACCGAGAACGATCTCGTGATCCTTCGGGTACCGCTCTCCGACGTGCGACTGCACTGGACACCGGTTCAAGCGCGAGCTGTAGCGGGCTCGCTCTGTCGCATGGCGGAGCGGATCGAGCGGTTTCGCATCGTGGAAACGGACGTGGCGAAATGAGCGAATGCCCCTCGACCTCACTGGTCAAAATACCGTCGAAGCGGGTGGCTGAGCTCTGCGAGGCGACGATTGCTCGGTGTCAAGCTGCGCACGCGCGAGACCTTGCTCCGTTCGAGGCGAAGATCACCGCTGAAGTCGAGAGCCGTAAATCGAGCAGGCGGCGTTGGTTTCGCCAGAGCTCCGAGCGCGAGGCCGTAATCCGGGACCTGTGCAGCGATTGGAGCTGGAGCCTCAACTACATGTTCGCGAAAGAGCCGTACAAGGCCGAGGAAAAGGCTCGGCGACTGCTCGCCGCGAGCAAAGAAGCGGACGAGGTTTGGGTTTCTACCTCTGACCTGATGGCGGTGTTGCTGTGAGCACCGTCACCGAACTCGAAGAGTACAAGGCGGCGAAGCTCCCACCGTTCCGCCTTGGCACGCTGAAGGTAGAGGGGCAGCGCCTTCGGCTGACGTGTGATGCGTCGCTGACCGCGGGCGCGGCGCGAACGCTCGCGGCGCAGCTGCTCGTGCTCGCCGACTCGATCGAGGTGAAGCGTGGCTGAGCGATCATCGACCGACTTACCTTGGCAGGTGAGATACGTGCGGTGGTTCTGGCTTCGGCAAGCCGCGTGGACGCTGCAAATGCTTCCGCAAACGGATGATCCGAAGTCGCTTCGTGAGCTCGCGGCAAAGGAATACGAATACGCGCGAAACATCCGCGAACGCTTCATCAGGGATGGCGAACTACCGCTAGTTACTGTCCCGGAAGCGGATGCGCGACAGAAGATGCAGCGCTCCCCAGCAGCTGCCGCCCGCGCCATGCATTCAGAAGGGCAATACACGTGAGTAATAAAGATGTGCCCCCGCCGACTCTGTTCGGCAAACCAATGACCGGCAACGACGACAAGGGGTGGACGCTGCGCCTCTTCGGCTCCCCGCTCGAAGGGCTGCCGCCGACCTTGGGGTCGACGTTCGCGGTACCGGCGAACGACAACGCTCTGCGGGGCGCCTTGTGAAGGCCACGACCATGGCCGACCTTCGCCGCGCTTTCGCTGGGCTGTCGTGTGCCGTTGCCGACGAGGCAGGCTTGAGCGCGATCGTGCGCGCGCGTCTCGAGTCGGCAGGCTTCGAGTTCCGCGCCGAGGTAGCGCTTGATGGCGACAAGCGAAATCGCATCGACTTTGTGGTCGATGGCGTGGGGCTCGAGCTGAAGATTGACGGATCGCCGGCGGCCGTGCTCCGCCAGCTCGACCGTTACAGTGCCGCGGCGGAGCTCTCGGCTGTCGTCCTGATCACGACTCGCCGAGCTCACCTGCGAGGCCTACCGAACGAACTCCGCGCCAAGCCGGTCGCCGCATTCCACGTGGGGGCGTTTTGAGCGTCGGGAGCCTCGCGTTCGACGCGGCCGCCAGCAGATGGCTGGTCAAGGCGCAGCCGCACGTCGCAATCCGCGTGAAACGCCTGTTCGAGAAGGCTGCGCAATTCACGGCCGGCGAGATAAAGCTCGCTGATTCCCTCGAGAATTGCCGGGAGCTCCTGTGGTTCTTGGAGCGCTACGAGCTCGAAATGACCGAGGCGGACCGCTCGCGCCTCGCCGCTCGCGCCGCCGAGCACCGTGAGCGCGAGTCGCTGGTCGAGCAGATGCTTTCCGGCCAGCTTCCCCCGCGCGCCTTCGAGCTGGCGATCCCGCCGCGCGACTACCAGCGCGTAGGCGCCGACCTGTGGATTCGCATGGGCGGCCTGCTGCTCGCTGACGACACTGGCATCGGCAAGACGTGCTCGGCAATCTGCGCGCTCACGGATCCGAGGCTGCGCCCGGCGGTTGTCGTAACGCTCACGCATCTGATGGGACAGTGGCGCGAACAGCTGCAACGCTTCGCGCCGGCGCTGACCACGCACGTCGTCAAAGGCGCTCAGCCTTACGACCTCGCCGCGCCGAAGAAGACCAGGGGCGCCCAGTTGGCATTGCCGGGTCAGTTCCCCGATGTCGTGATCACCTGCTACTCGCGCCTCGCCGGGTGGTCGACGACGCTGGCCCCGCTGGTCAATTCGGTGGTTTTCGACGAAATCCAGGAGCTGCGCACCGGGACCGCTTCGAACAAGGGCGCCGCGGCATACGAGATTGCTGGCTCGGTGGGCTGGCGGATCGGCTTATCAGCGACCCCGATCTACAACTACGGGGGCGAGATTTACAACGTGCTCAAGGCGATTGCACCGCCCGACACATTGGGGACGAAGGACGAGTTTCACCGCGAGCACTGCGGCGCGACGGATGCGCGCGGCCGCGCCAACCTGAAGGACCCGAAGGCTTTCGGGACTTGGCTCCGCTCGGCGGGCCTGATGCTGCGGCGCACCCGGAAGGGGGTTGGGCGCGAGCTACCCGACGTGATCAAGATCTCGCACGAGATCGATTGCGACTCGGCACCGCTGAAGGAGATCAGCGGCGCCGCCGAGAAGCTCGCTCAGATCATCGTCGAGCGAAACGGCTCGCAATTCGACCGCATGAAAGCTGCGGGCGACTTCGACATGATGGTGCGCCACGCCACCGGCGTCGCGAAAGCGCCGTACGTAGCCGAATTCGTTCGGATGCTCATCACCGGGAACGACGAGCCGGTGGTGCTGTTCGGATGGCATCGCGACGTTTACTCGATCTGGATGGAGCGCCTCGCCGACCTGAATCCGGTGCTGTACACCGGAAGCGAGAGCGCTACGCAAAAGGCCGAGGCGGGGCGAAAGTTCATCGAGGGCGAGTCGAAGCTACTGATCATGAGCCTTCGGAGCGGCGCCGGCCTGGATGGGCTCCAAGCCGTACCGAACGCGGTGGTAGTTTTCGGCGAACTCGACTGGAGCCCCGGTGTGCACTCGCAATGCACGGACCGTGTCGACCGCGACGGAAAGCAGGAGCCGACGGTCGTCTATTACTTGCTGTCCGATAGCGGCTCGGACCCTGCGATGGCCGACGTGCTCGGCGTGAAGCGGAGTCAAGTCGAAGGGCTCCGCAATCCGGACGAGGACTTGATCGAAAAGCTCGACCGGAGCGGCGATCGGGTTCGCACGCTGGCCGAGCAGTTCCTGGCCAAGGGCCGGAAGAAAGCGAACGCAGCGTGAACCAGCTCTCCCTGCTCGATCTCGAGCCCAAGCGCTTCGACGAGAACCGGAAGCCCGACAGCCGTCATCCCTGGCTGATCCTGTCGGCCTGGGGCGGTCGTCCAACGGACTGGCGCTGCGAGGCCTGCGGGGAGCTCGCGACCGTCAACCTCTACGGTGACGCTTGGGTCTTCCTACGTCCGCAGCTGATCGCCATGCACGAGTGCGATATCCCAGCGTGCTGCAATCCGTCACACGTCTTCCCGGGTACGACGGCCGCTAATCGCGCTGACTGCGTCGCGAAAGAACGGGGCGCCCGCGGAGAGGGCCATGGAATGGCGCGAATAACGGAGGATCTTGTGCGTGAGCTACGCGCCTTGAAGGGAACAGCTCCGCTCACCACCCTCGCAGCGCGCTTCGGGCTCTACAAGAGCCACGCCTGGCTGATCCTGAATCGCCGAATCTGGAAGCACGTCGCTTGAAAGATGTCACCTGACAGGAGAACACATGACACAAACCGAACGGAGCAAAAACTAATGGGCTACATGCACATCGAAAACCTGTACCGGAATCAGACGATTCTGATGTTCCGCGAGTGCTATGCGCTCGAAAAGCTGCATGGAACTTCCGCGCATATCCGGTGGTCAGACGGCAAGGTTCACTTCCGCCACGGCGGCGAGAAACGCGAGAACTTCATCGCACTTTTCGATGAATCGGCGCTCGCCGCCGCGTTCGAGACAATCGGTCACCCCATTGTGATCGAGGATGTGACCCGTGAAGGAGTTGGCGAATTTGTCGACAGCCGCGAGGCGCGCGCGGCGATCGGGCGCAAGACTGCGGAGCTGTTTCACGCTCAGATCAAGTCGGTGCTCGCGTGACCTCACCCGTCCCCTACGTCCTCTCAGAGCCAGAGAACCTCCCAGCCGTCGGGAGGAAGAAGTTCGACGCATATTTCACGCCTCCCGCCTTGGCGCACGCCGCTGCCGGCTGGCTCGCTCGTGACGGATTCCTGGTCGACGGGATGCGCGTGCTCGAGCCGAGCGCCGGGAAAGGCGCGTGGGTCGATGCCGTGCGCGCGCATATCAGCCCGGAATCGATGCTCGCGATCGATATCGATCCTGACCGCTGCTGTGAACTCAAGGCGCGCGGAATCCCAGCGCTCGAAGGGGATTTCCTGGCTCACGATGGCGCCTCCCTCGCGATCACCAGCCCGTGGTACCCCGAAGTCAAAAGCGTTGACTTCGATGCCCTAGTGGGGAACCCGCCGTACACCGGGGCCGAGGCCCATGTCCGGCGCGCGCTCGCGCTTCGCTCTAGATTCGGCATGGTAGCCTTCCTGCTCCGGCTTTCCCTGCTCGAGAGCAAGGAGCGTATTCCGTTCTGGAAGGAGCACCCGGCAAGCAAAGTATACGTGCTCAGCGAGCGCCCGAGCTTCAGCGGTGGGACCGGGACGGACAATGCGGCCTACGCCGTGATCTGCTGGGCCAAATGGCATCGCGGCCCGACGGAGCTCGCAGTTTGCTCTTGGAAGTCGCCCGGATTCCTGTCACCTGTCAGCACGGAGATCCCATGAACCAAAAAGAAAAGACGCGCAGAAAACAGCACCCCCAGTTGCTCTGTCGGGCCGATCGGGAAAGCCTCGTCGCGGCGATTGACCAGATCGGATTCCATGCGGTCACTACCGAGGTAATGCGTCTCGACCCATATCGCGAGCGCAACTCGGCGAGCGCTCTGCTCCGCAATGTCTACTCTGATGCTGGACACAGCTTCTCGAGCTCTTCACTGAACCTGCTTGAGGGACTGGCGGAGGTTTGTCGCGCGGCTCGTCCGGCCCCTGCTCCTCCATCAGCCGCCACCGATACCCGTGGCCACGCTGAGCTGAGCCAGCAGGCCGTCAGTGCGATCGTGGCCAGCGTGATGCAGGCGCTCGGACAGACAGCGAAACCAACGGTAGATGCGCCCGCCAAAGCCCCTCCTCTGCCGCCGCAGGTAATCGCGCTGCTCCCCGAGCGCGTCCAGATCAAGCAGTTCACCGATCTCGACGAGTCTTCGCAGCTCAACATTCTGCACTCGATGCACTCTCGTTACGGCGACAGCCTGCGAGAGCAGGGGCTAACCAGCGGTGAGCATCGTGCGGCCTGGCGGATCAGCTACGACGCCTACGACAAAGAGACTGGAGCAAACTGTCAGGGTCGCGCAACCGTCGAGGCTGACACGACGGGTGTGCGTGTAAAGCCAGTAGAAATCATCCGTCGCGACGGCGACTTACTCCGGTTCTACGAGATCGTGCGGAAGACCTGGCAGCGATGAGGTCACATGCCCACTGACATCGCCTTCACCCATCACTCGATCGAACGCTTCATCGAACGCCATGCTCCATCTCTAAGCATGGCGGAAGCCGAGCGCCACCTGCTCGAGGCGAGCGCCGTTCGCCTCCGTGAACGGACCATCCTCGGCCAACTCCAATACCAGATCGACAACCCACGCTGCGTCCTGGTGGTGAAGAGGGACCATCGGATGCGACCCGATCTGATCTGCGTCACCGTGCTTCCCGAGCGAGAAAACTCGAAGGGCTGGAGCGATGACGAGGAAGCGATCCGAAACGAGTGGCTCGCCGACCAGGCCGAGAAGAAGGTGAAACGCGACCTGGCGCATCGCGGGTTGCTCACCGAGCCGTCCCCGCGCTCCGCTGCGCTGAAGCAACCGGTCAAGACCGCGCCGCCGGCTCCGCCGCCAGCGCTTCCCAAGATCGAGCTCCCCCGAGACCCGGAGCAAGCCCGCATCGTGGCCAACCTTCAGGCGCTTGCTCTGGCCACCTCACTCGAAAGAGAGCGAGAGAAAACGAAGCGCCACGAGATCACCGAGCGGAACAACAATGTCGTCCTGAAGCGCTGCCTCCGGATCGTGCTCTCGGACCTCGTGGCGCGATCGGCCCGGGGCGACGCGACAGCTTTGCAGATTTCCGAGCTCGTTCAGCAAGTGAGGCCGGAGTTCTTGATGGGAGACTTTCTCCGAGTGGAGACGGAAGGACGGGACGAATGAGCGAAGAAACAGCAGAGAAAGCCGCGGCGCAGAAGCCGAGCGAGCGTATCGGGTTTGCGTGCGGCGTCATGGCCAAAGAAGCGGCCGCCGAGATGAGGAAGGCGATCGAGTCATCGTTTGGCAAAATGTCAGATGACGCGTGGTCTCAAATGCTGACCCAGCCGCATGTCGAGAATCAGATCAATGCCCGGCTCGTGGGCGAATTCACGATCATCGGGATCATTGAAGAATTGGACCGCGAGGCTGTCCGTAGGACGGTTTGGGAAAAGCGGGTCGAGGCTTTTGCTCGGGACTATGGGGTCGAGCTCTGATGGCGGTCGTTCTGTTCGACGGGACTCTCCCGAATGGGGTCAAGTGGGCGCCTCTTAGTGATGGCGCATTCAGGCTAGGCATCACTTCGATCTGTTGGGCGGTGCAATCGGGCGCCGCTAGTCCGCGCCCGGGGTTCATCCCAACGGGGATGCTTGCGCATTTCTCCAACTCGCACCCGAGGCGCGCAAAGCTAGCCGCCGAGCTCGTGGATGCTGGGAGATGCTTTAACGAGCCAGGGATTTGGGTCGCGGTCGACCAGGGCTGGGAGATCTATGACTTCGACGGTTACCGTGAGGCCGCCGCAGCGCGCGCGCGCTGGAGCACGGCGGTTTACGAGCGCGATGGGGCGCGGTGTCGCTATTGCGGTGCTACGGAGCGACTCTCTGTCGATCACGTGGTGCCGCGGTGTCAGGGTGGCGGTGATGAGCCGGAGAATCTGGTGGTTGCATGCAAATCCTGCAACTCGCGGAAGGGCGGAAGAACACCGCAGCAAGCAGGGATGGTTCTCCTGTGATCACGACCCCCGCAATTTGGCGACGACTCTACCGAGCCGAGTCGGCTAAGCACCGGAACTGGGATTTGGTTGTGCGCGGCGTGCGCGATCTCCTAATTCACGTCCCCGAGTCCACGGATGGAGTGTTGCTGGAGCACACCAAAGACCCGGCCGGCGACCTCGCTATCGCCATGAGCATCAAGCCTAAGGATCGGAAGCAATTCAAGGCTTCGATCGCTTTCCTCCTGGCAGACGGGTACATCGTCCACGAAGGCGGTGCGGTGCGGATTCGGAACTTCCTCCAGGCCCAGACCGGCACGATCGCGTCTGAAGGAGCGCCTGACAGCGCAGCATCAGGAATCCAGAGCAAGCCGGACCTGTCCGAAGTCCGTCGCGAGGCGGGCCGCAAGGGCGGGTTAGTCGCTCAAGCAAAGCGAGGTTTTGCTTCAAGCAAACCGGAGCAGCTTGCTACCGAGCAAACCGAACAACTTGCTTCAAGCAAAACTCAAGCAAGTGCTTCCGCGCGCGATCCGGAAGCTCAGAGAAGAGAAGAGAAAATATCTAAAGAATCAACCACTTCTCTAAAGACCGGACAGGTAGTCGCGCGCGAGGGGTCCCCGATGGTGGTTGGAGAAGGCGGGACTTTGACTCAGCCAGAGCCACGCGACACGCGCATCCCTTGCCCGTCTGACCTGGCTCTCCTCCCCGCGCAGAGGGCCACGCTCGAGGCTGGATTCATCCCTGGATGGGCCATCGACGATATGACCCGGAGCTTCACCGCAAGCGCCTGCGGGAACCCGGACGACAGGCGCCCGATCGATGCCTGGCGCAAGTGTCTCTCCAAGGCCTGCTGTTCAATCTGGAACGACTCGACGCGGCGCCCCAAGAAGCCCGACGCGGCGGCGGACGAGGAGCGCCGCCGGCGCAGTGAGGAGCGCCAGCGGCGTCAGCGCGAGCACGAGGCCCGCGAGCTTGCCGAGGACACCAAGCGCGCCGAGGAGCGCCTCCGCAAGGCCGGCCATGACCCAGACAAGCTCGCGGATATTGACATCGGGGCCCTCGTGGAAGGCATCGGATGAGCGCTCTTCTCGCCAAGCTCCCTCCGCTTGAGCCCGCCATGGGCCGGGTCCCGCCGAGCGATCTCGACGCCGAGGCCGCCGTGCTCTCCGCGTGCCTGCTCGACGCTCAGGCGTTTGACGAGGTGCGGGACATCCTGAAACCGATCCACCTCTACGCCGACGCAAACAGGCGCATCCTGGAGGCCGCGTACGAGCTTCAAGCCACCCACCAGCCGGTGGACATCGTGGGCGTCGCCGGCTACCTACGGGACAAGGGGAGGCTCGACCAGATCGGCGGTACGCCCTATCTCGCTCAGCTCACCGACGCGACCCCGGCCGTAGCGCACGCCGGCGACCACGCGCGCCGGGTGCTCGCGAAGTTTCGCCAGCGCCAGATGATCTCAGCCTGTCAGCTCGCCGCGGCTGAGGGATACGGCGACATTGGCGACAACGTCCAGGCGTGGCTCGACCGCGTCGAGGGAACGGTTTTCGCGTGCACCGAAGGCACCGCTGACGTAGATCCCGCTGAAGAAGTTGGCGATGTGGTGAGGGTCGTCGTCGACGAAATTGCGGCGCGCGGGCGGGGCGAGCTCCCTGACTCGGGCGTCCCAGCGCTAACGCCGGAACTGACCGAGATGCTCGGCGGCTACGAAAACGGGAAGCTCTACATGATCGCCGCGCGCCCTGGCATGGGTAAAAGTGCGGCTATCCTGCAGGAGATGCTCGTGACCGCGCGCGCCGGCGAGGCAGCTGTGCTGATAAGCGCCGAGATGACGAAGAAAGAGCTCGCGCTGCGGCTACTCTCACTCATCGCAAAGATCGATGGGAAGCGGCTGAAGAAGGGCAAGATCAACCGGGACGAGTGGACGCGCCTCGTTGCAGCGGCCGACGAACTCAGGTCTATCCCGCTCGCGCTTAGCTTCCGCGCTGGCGCAACTCTTCACCAGATCCGAGGCGACGTGCGAAGGAAGCTCTCGGAGATGCGCAAAAAGCGCAACAAGCCGGAGATGCGCCTCGGGAAGATCGGTGTGGACTACCTGCAGATCCTGAACGGTGAACGCCAGAAAGGCGAGAGCCGAGAGGCGGAGATCGCCAATCTGACACGCGGGCTCATGTGGATGGCAATGGAATTCGGGTGCCCACTGATCGCCGGTGCGCAGCTGAATCGTGAGCTCGAGCGCCGCCCCGACAAGCGCCCGGTGCTCAGCGACCTGCGCGAGAGTGGCGCGATCGAGCAGGACTCGTTCGGAATACTATTTCTCTACCGCGACGAGTACTACAACAAGGATTCGACGGATAAAGGCCTCGCCGAGATCATCGTGGCCAAGAATCGCGGCGCTGGAAACGGCATGCTGCGTGTGAAATTCACCGCGGAATACACGCGGTTTGACGCTTTGGCCCCTGACCATGCCGAGTTCAACGAATGGGACCCGGCCGACGACTACCCGCAATAGATCCTGTCATCTGACAGAAAGGATTCGACGATGCCCACCCGACGCTTCAGAATCACCCAAAAGGCCCCGCCCCAGCGCCTACTCGCTGAAGGCGTTCTGTTCGGAAACGGAAAGGTCGCTCTCATGGACTACGGAGTGGAGACGGTGCTCCCTTATTGATCGATCGAGCAGATGGCGAGAGAGCGGGTGATCGCTTTCGAGATCGATTGGCTCGACCCGGCGGAGGATGCGTGATCGCTTGGCTGCTGCTCGTGGTCGCGCTCGCTTTGGTCGGGCTCAATAGCTGGCGCGGGGCTCGAGCACATCAGGAGGCGATGAAGCGCGAGCGCAAGGTGTCGGCGATGCTCGAGCGGATGCTGGAAGAGCGCATCGAGGCCGAGGAGCAGGCGGTGGCCAAGGCCTGGTGCTGCGGGTGGGACGAGCGGGCGGCCTTTGAGGAGTGCGTGCGACGTGAGCGACAAGAAGTTGTCGAGCAGCGGCTTCGAGGGCTCACCAATTGAAATACGAAAAGATCCCGGATCTAGGGAGCGATCCGTGAGATTCGAGCACGAAAAGCGCGTCAAGTTCTTCACCCGGAAGACGCCGACATTTCACGCCTTGGGCTGGGAGGGTAGGCTCGTACTGTTTCACCTATACTGCGAGGTGAACCTACTTGGGCGCCTGGAGGTGCCGGCAAAAGACGATCTTCACGCCATTGCTGTTGCGCTCTCGCTACCGGAAGAGCTACTCGCTATCGGTTTGCCGCGGCTGCTCGAGCATGACCGCGTTCGCTGGGAGCCGGCCGGAGAGACCTTCCCGAAGCGTAACGCCACGATACAGGACGTATCGAATTGCGTAGGCGGCACGCTTTCGATCGTCGACTTTGTAGAGGAGCAGTTGGCGCTCCGCTCCGCCGCGCTGCGCAACAAGGAGAAGCGTGAGCGGCGAAGTCTTTCGAAAGCGATCTCTAAGCGTAACGCTGCGATACAGGGCGTAACGAAGCTTTCTGTTATTCGGAAAGTGACCAGCGAAGAGGCCCGCGCGCAGGGACTCATAAACCGCGGGGTGGCGGCGGAAATCCTGGGGGTGAGCATCCCAACGCTACGGCGGCGCTATGAAGCTCAGGCGCTCCCTACGTTCCAGAGCGAACTGGGCGAGTATCTGTTCCGGCCTGACAGCGTGCAAGCGCTCGCGGTGAAGCTCCGCGAGGCTTCCTCGGCTAAGGCGCCGGCAGCTCGGGCCGAGCCGCTTGAGGATCCGATCTGGCGGGAGCGGGCTGCGCGCCTTGCGGAAGCGATGGGCGCCAAAACCTACACCAGGATCGAAGTCGATGCGCTCGCCAAGAAGATCGGGCTGAAGGACCACCTGGTCGCTCACGTCTTGGCGGCGGCAGAGGGCTTGGAGCTGGTGAAGATGAACGGACGATGGTCTGCGAACCGAGGAGAAAAATAGATGCAAGCTCAAAGAGGGCGAGGTTGCTCATTTGTTCGCTCCACAGTGCGGACAAGGATTCATCCAATCACCGTCGCGCTCGTTGGAGCCGCGGACCGCGTCCTTGTGCTTGCGTGGGGACATGTCAAGTAGCAGAATAATTTTAGGGGTTGACCCATCGGTGGCATGCTGTGGCCTCGGAGCGATCGAGCGCGACACCCGGAAAATCATCCTGCTCGAGACGGTTCGCACCACGACCGAGCACACGGACGCCGCGCGCTTTCAGTACATCTACCGTAGGATCTGCGCGGCTATCCGCTCTTCTCGAGCTCAGGCGGTCGCCGTCGAGGAGCAGCGGCGCGTCCAGGCGGGCGCGCATGGGCGCGGAGAGGTCAACTCCGACAACTCGAAAACGCTCGTCGTCGTTGGCCTCGCCATGGCTGCGGCGTGGGCCCACGGCTTTCCTGCTTTCTTCGTGACGACGCAGCGCTCGCGGATCGCGCTACTCGGGAATGGAAAGGGGAACGCGAAGAAGGCGGACGTGAAGCGGGCAGTCGACCGCATGGCAGGCGGGGCGTTTGGGGTGTTTTCGACGGACGCTGCGGAGGCGATCGCGATCGCGTGCGGGGTGAGCCAGCTCGAGCTGGCTCAGGCTCTACTCCCGGACCGCCTGCACGAGCCACATCAGAACGTTGGCCGGAATATCGTAGGAGCCTTGCCCTCCTTCATACCCGAGCGAACCTTCTCGAACAGATAGACCGTCGCTATCGACGCAGACAGTTACTGAGCCCCGCCAAGCTTGCCGCATCGCCCACGGCTGACCAGGGTAGAGCTCGACGCAATTCCAGTTGTCGATCAGCATGGTGCTCCTTCACGCGCGCAAGCCCCGAGGCTTGGTAGCGGCGGAGCGGAATCGCCCGAAGGCATCGGGGCGCTTCAACCGGGAGGCAGGCTCACAAGCTCGTCGCGCAGGGCGGCAATGGCTCGCTTAATCGCTTCGACGGCTCTGATTGAATCGGTCTCTCTACCGTATGCTGCGTGGCCAACGAACCAGTTCCACCCATGGCCCTCCTGTCCGAGCCCGATCCTGAGTGCACCGATGTCGGCGAGCCACAGACCGGAGGGGGCATTCCACACCAGCTTGACTCCAAAGACCCAAGGGACCGCGCGCGGTGACTTTTCTGCAGTCGTCATTTGTTCCTAGTTGGTTCGGGCTCCGACGCCCGCCACCGGCTCCGAGCTTACTCGGGGCCGGGAGCGGAAGGCGAGCCTTCAGTCCTCAGCGCGCCAAGCCTCGGTGACAGCCTTCTTGCTCATACCGAGCTCCGCGGCCATCTCGCTGATAGCTTGGGCGTACGCCGCCGGGAGCTTCTTTCCCTGAGTGCGGCCGATAATTCCAGCGAGCCCTTCGACGGCGTTCTTGATCGCTGCGTTTGTCATGAATAGGACTATGCGGCTAGCCGCGTAGGCTGTCTAGAACTATTTTCAACAAATCGACAGAATGCTCGTGGCTGCGCGAAATTCAGGCCTTGGGTGAGCGCCGACGCTCCGGGTGCGCCTGATCCGGGTGGTCATACAGCGTGCGGATCGCGGCCAGCTTGGTCTCGATCTCCGGGGTCTTCGCCACCCAATCCAGGAGAGCGCGGTGGGATACCCCGAGCGCCTGTGCCGCCTTGACGGCGTGCCCGCGGGTTTCGGCGAGTGCGGCCACGATCTCGGCCACAGCCCGGTCATGGGTGATCGGATCTTCCAGGTCATAGCTGATGCGCCTGCCCCGGAAGGTCTTCGGATCGCGGGTGGGCGTGGCTTTTTTCTTCTTCGAGGACACGAGCTTGATTTGCTCGATTCGACGGGCGGAGACAAGGGTCATCTACTTCACCCTGACCGTTGGCGGGTCTCCGGCTTCTGCCTTCGCGATGCCCGTCACGATTACATCGTGCCAGACAGAGACCACCTGGTAGTCCAAGCCTTGCACGTGGACGGTGTCGCCGATCCTAGGAATGATGAGCGCGTCCGAAACGTTGACTTCTTCGAAGAAGTCGGCGCCGGCCACGTCGCGGGAAAGCGCATGCTGCAATCGGTATCTCATGGGATCAGTCCTGCTGTTCTGAGAGCCTGCTCTTCTTCGGGCGTGAGCTCGACCTTGAAAAGACCGAGGGCCCCCTTGTAGGGTCGGAATGGGAGCGTGATCGCCTGCTCGAGCTCGAGCCCGTACTGGCCCGCTGCGCGCCACCGGCCGTCATGGTGCTTCAGCGGCGGGAGGCAATCTACCAGGTTCACGGCGCCCACGATCCCGCCGAAGCGGAGCTCGTCGGGTAGCTTGCGGCCGCTCACCCGCTCGACCGTCGCGCAGGCTTCGTCGAAGCTATCGTCGGGTTTGGATCCGGACTGGATGAGAAGCGGGCCGCGGTAGCGGCGGTATTGCGGCCTGTTTTCGATCGACTTCCACCCCAAAACGATGGCCTGGCTCCACGGCTGGCGCACGCTCAAGCACCTCAGGATCACGGCTCACCCCGCAGCGCCGCCAGCTTGTCGAGCGCATCGTAGAGCTGCTTCGTCGGGACAGAAAGCTCCCTGTGAAACGCCGACTGCGGCGCGCCGAAGCCGCGGAGGCGACTCGTCACCCGGCGGATCTCGAGCTCGGCTGACACGATGGCCTGCTCGAGCTCGCGCTGCTCGTGGGGCTTGGCGTGCTCGATCTTCAGGAGGTCGAGCTCAGCGCGGAGGCGGCGTACCTCTTCGCTGGTTGGGTCGGGCGCCGGCGGGGAGCTCGCGGACTTCAGCGTGTGGTAGCAGTCACCCGGGCGGAAGGGTCCGTCGGGGTTGATCGGGCGGCTGCACTTCGGACAGATCTGCTCCGTCATTGCGCTACCTGAGTCACTACGCAGTCAGGAGAGATCACCCACTCCCCCACCTGGCCTTCTTCGTGTCGAGCAGCACGGAAGGCGGCAAGGGCGGCTTCTTGATTGCAGGGCTCGGTAGCAGGCGCGCCGGCTTCACCGGTGGTCGTGTCGCATGGGCTGGTGGGCGGGGCGCCGCCGCAGGCGGAGAGAGTGAGCAGGAGCGAGAGCAGGATGAGTTTGATCATGGGTTTCCTTTCGAACGGAGGCGCGCGCCGCCGGCGATCTGGTTGAATTTTTGGAGAAGGTCGAGTCGCCGAAACGTCAGATGCAACGCGCCGTTGTTGAAGCCGCGAAACTCGAAATACTCCGTCGATCCGAGCGCGCCGCGCTCCGTCTTGCGAATGGCCTCGGAGAGATTGCTCACGTATCCCTTGCTGGTCGAGCCCTTCCCGTCGAGTGAGCTGAAGACATTTTCCAGCGCGGTCAGCTGCTGCTCCGCTTGGTGACGCGGCTGTAGGCACTTGCTCGGGAAGGTCCTCGTGTACCAGGTATCGATCACCAACGTCAGCGCGACGCGGCGGGGGACTTCGTATTCGGAGTTGCGCTTGTACTCGCTGTGCGGCGGACGCAGAAAGTCGAATACCTCGGCTACCGCCTGCTCGAGCATCGATGGCGCGGCGTCAGCGAATTGCTTGACCATCGCCGCGATCGCCTCCTCCGTGAGCTCGGGTACGTCTCCCTTGTCGATCTGCTTCGTCAGCTCGTCCCAGGCCTTGACCGACATGAGTCGGCGGATCTCAAGTCGCTCGACCATGGCGCGCCAGATCGCGCGGCGGACTTCTTTCAGCCGCGCCTCGGGCTTCTCGAAGTCGATGTAGTTTCGGCCGTCCTGGATGTTGATGGCGCTCGGCTTGTCGAGCGTGAATGCGCCGTTGATGGCGCCCATCGCGCTCGCGATCAACGCGAAGCCCTGGCGAATCTCGCGGTCTGCTTTCTGGTAGACGGCCACGAGCTCCGCCGGGCTGAGGCGCGCAGCGAGCTGGTCACCGGCCTCGCTGCGTGCATACGCGCGACAGGCGGCGCAGGCCCGGCCATCATCCAGCGCGATTTCAACCCCGCAATCGGAGCAGTGACGCGGCATCGAGCAGGCGTCGCAAAGGTCCCCGCCGTAGGGCAAGTCCTGGCCGCAATTGCCGCAAGCGCCCCAGTCCGAGCGGTCTGGGGTCGCGAGAGCGAGTTGCGGGATCTCTTGGACTTCAGCGGACATCGCGCGGCGCGCCTTTCAGGTTCTGTTCGAGCTTGTCGTTCGCTTCCCGGAAGCGGGCCGTGCTCCGCTCGAGGTCCCGCCCGGTGCTCTCGAGCACGATGAGCATCGACTCGAGCCGAGCATTGTGACGGCCCTGGTAGGCGGATTCCGAAGAGAAGCGCAGGCGCAGGTCAGCCATTGGCGACCAGCCGACCACCGCCAGCAGCGACCCACTTGGCGAGCCGAGAGAGGCTTCCCCGGAGCAAGACGCGAAGATGGATGCAGGGGGACTCCCAGCAAGCGCGGCGAGAGCGAGAGCAGCCGGGGCAGGGCTTGGGCCTCACGCCGACACCCGCGCGAAAGGGTCTTCACCTTCGAGCGCCGCGACCGCTTCGGGGTCGAGCTTCGCGCGCGCCTGATACACCGCCAGCACCTCGGCGACAGTGAGCTCGCTCGGCGGGTTCTTCAGCCCAGCCGCTGCAGCGTGAGCCGACCAGGCGGGGGCTTTCATGTACTCGAGAGCATTCACCATGGCGGGAGCGTCCTTGATGGGGTGCAGACCACAGCCGTGCAGGTAGGGCGTCGAAGTGGGCGACGAGCGCCGCTACTTTCTTGGCGCGGCCGGCGGCTTCGAAGGGGTTCTGAGCGTTGGTCGTCATGTCGGGTGTCTTTCTTGGGTTGAGGCGCCGAGCTGGTCAGGCTTGACGCGGTTTCCTGTCAGGTGTCAGGATTGCGGTACGCGAGCGGCGCGGAGACCGCTGTGGCGGCCAGACATCACCGCTTCGTAGAGATCGATCGCCGCCATGGCCTGGGAGATCGGGGCGACGGAGGGGGCGGAAACCGGGCGGGTTGCGTTGGCCATGTCTTACTATGCGGCTAGCCGCGTATAAAGGTAAAGGGCAAATCGACAGGGTGCTAAAAAAATTCAGGCGTGGCGCGCGGCTGCCGGGTCAGGGTCGCGAGTGATCAACACCCGCGCGGCCCGCTTGGCGAGCGAGGCGCGCAGATCGACCAGCTCTCCCTCCGTCTCGACCACGACCTGATAGTGGTTGGTGAGGGCGCCAGAATGGTCCCAGGACTGCACGAGGTAGACCCTTTTCACGGCGCCCCCCACGAGGCCGTCTCATAGCCCGGGAGGCGTGGGATCGCGTGGCGGATGATCGATTCAATCACCTCGGCTTCAGGCGATTCGTCCCAACCCTTGAATTCGCAGGCCTGATACGCGAAGCACCGCGCGGACTTGATCGCGGAGACCGCTGAGGTCGCGAGTACCTTCGGGCGGCTCGCGGCCTTCGCGTCGAAAACGAAGCCGTCGATATCACCGATCATCTCGCCAGCTCGCGAGCCGTAGCGGGCCATCAGGCTCGTGCAGTTGGCGCTGTGGAGGCGGCGGGCAAGCACCTCAGCGTCGGTGCGGCCGGTCGAGTGCGCCTCGGTCAGCGCCTCAGCGTCGGGACGCCACAGGTTGTGGATCACGGCGTAGCCAGCGAGAAACGAGATATGGGCGGAATCGCAGAGGTAAGCGGACATGTCGGGGGGGGGCCTTTCGGCGCTTGGTCAGTGCGTCGCGGTGTGTAATTACTATGCGGCTATCCGCGTAGTCTGTCCAGAGGTATTTTCAACAAATCGACCGAGCGCCCTACAACCCCGCGGATGCTCCCCGTTTTCCAGCGCTGTCAGCGTACCCGCATCGCCGCAACGCCCGCCCGGCCCTATCCTGTCACCTGTCAGACTCGGCTACCCGAGCAGGAGTTTCCAGCATGGCAAGAAGCGCAAAAGTCGGCACCGGGCCGGCGATCCGTAACACGAAGACCGGCAATTCCTTTCTCGCGTCGAGCTCCCGTGGCGGGCTTCGGCTCAAAGCGGCCGATGGGGGCAAGGCGGCCACGACGCTCACCGCGAAGCAGACCCCGCGTGTGCTCTCTGCTCTGCGGCAGGGCAACGTCTCGCGAGGTCGCAGAATCGGTGGCGGTCGCGTGGGCGGCTTCACTTCCGGTATCGGTAGCGCTGGCTCCAGGTCGGTCGCTGCGAAGTCTAAAGCCGGCGCCACGTCGTCATCGGACGGCTGAGAGTCGAAGACCCATGGCAACATTCAAACTCGGCAGAACCAGCAACCGGGTCCGTACCGGCCCGAACTTCAGCGTCCTGAACCCCAAGACGACGGGAAAACGGATCATCCGCAATAACCAGGCCGAACGGCTGAAGAAGATCTTCAAGGGCAACGGCATTCTCGGTCGCGGCAAGTCGGGCCTAGATCGCGTCGCGGCGGCGAAGTCCAAATCGGGCGCCACATCCTCATCCGACGGCTGATCCGCTCCACAGATGGCGACGCTTGGAGGGGCGATCGAGCGATGCAGACGGGCCGCTGTCTTAAGCGGCGGGGCCGTTTGCGTTGGCCTATCCGGCGGCAAGGATTCGCTCGTGACGCTCGATGTGATCGCTCGGTCAGGTGCGTTCTCGCGCGTCGAGTGTTTCAGCATGGAGCTGGTCGCGGGCCTAGACGTGTTTCGAGAACCCGTCCTCCGTGCGGCGGAGCGACACGGGGTCAAGGTGCACTTCGTGCCGCATTGGGACACCGCTCGCCTGATGAAGTTTGCGATCCTGCGTCCGCACGTTCAGGGCGCGGAAAAGCTCACGCTGCTCCGGCTGAAGGACATTGAGCTAGCGCTGACGAAGCGCACCGGGATCGATTGGTTCTCGTACGGCGAGCGCGCGTCGGACTCGCTCGTACGCCGCCTCTACACGAGCCCATGCGACGGCGTGCAAACCGAGTGGCGTCGCCTTTGGCCAATCTGGGATTGGAAGCTCGGAGAGTTACGACGCTACATGAGGCTCCGCCAGATCCGTGTGCCGAAGAAGCTCGGCGTGCGCGTGTCAAGCGGCGTGAGTCTCCAGCCGCACACTCTCTTCGAGTTGAAGAAGGAGCACCCGAATGACTACCGCAAAATCCTCGAAGTCTTCCCGTTCGCAGAAGCCCAAGTCTTCCGAGTCGAGCGCGGCGACTTCAACGCCCTCCCTGGAGTCAAAGCCAAAGCGCGCAAAGCTTCCAAAGGGCGAAAAGCCATCCGAGCCCGATCTGACGAAGAGCCGAGCAAGGAAGCCTGAAGCCGACGCGCAGCTCTCCCGTTTCCAGACCTTCACGATGCGCCGCATCCACCGGCGCGACATCAAGAATTTTGCTCGAAACCCGCGCGTCATCTCGGACGAAGCCCGCAAAACCCTCAAGCGCAACCTCGACGTTGACGCAGGCGGCGTCGGGCTGCTCGCGCCCGTCACATGGAACGAAGTCACCGGAAACGCGACTGGAGGACACCAGAGGCTCGCCTCGCTGGACGCTCTCGAAGGTTCCGACAACTACCTGCTGGACGTTGCCGTCGTGCACTTGACCGAGGTGCAAGAGATCCAAGCCAACTTGCTGCTCAACAATTTGAACGCCCAGGGTGATTGGGACAGCCACCTCCTCGCCGACCTACTGAAGACCCCGGAGCTCGAGCTCGACGCCACCGGCTTCACCCCGCTCGACCTCGCGCTCTCGTTCGAAGACCCCGAACTGTCTGCCCTCTTCCAGCCAAACGAAGCCACGGCCTCCCTGGTGAGTGAGCTCGCGGGCATCAAGGCGGATTCCGCAGAGCAGAAGAAAGCCGCCAAGCCTGGAAGCGGGAGCGGCTCGAGCGGCGCCGCCGGCGACGATAGCGACGACTCAGGCGAAGGCGGTAGCGACCCCGAGCCAAGCGTCTCCGACAAGGCCCGAGCCTTCCGCAAGCGAGGCAAAGAGCTTTTCGACACTATGGACGACACTGAGGTGATGGCCTGTGTCGTATTCAAGTCCCGAGAAGAGCGGGAGAACTTCATGGAACGGATGGGGCTTGCTCGGGATGAGCGCTACATCGACGGGTCGAGAGTAGTTGCGCGGATTGCTGACAGCTGACAGGATTGGATGGCAGAAAAAGGAAGGGTAAACCATGGCCGATTTGAGTGATGCGGAGCGACTGAATCAGGAAGCGAGACTCGGGCGTGAACTCGTCGAAATCCTCAGCCATCATTGCGGGGAATCGTTCGGCGGCGAACCCGGAACTTCGGAGGGTGCGGTCGAGACGCTGAATCGCATCATTCGCCAGCGCGACCAAGCGCAGATGGCTGGGATCGGCGCGGTGAAAGAGGTGATCGAGACCGTCAGCGCTCCCATTGATGCGCTGAAACGCAAGATCTACGACGCCGAAGCGGCGCTAGCACTGTCTCCGCGGATGGCGACCGTCGCTGAAGATGTGCAGGTTGTTCATATTGCAATCGCGCGCATAGCCAGCGAAAATGCGGAAGTCTTGCGCGCGCGGTCAGATGTCGGCGTGGCCGCAGATCGGATCATCAACTACATGCTCGACCGCGGCCCGATCGCTCCCTCTTCGGAGCTGCGCGCCGTCATCCGGACGGAGCTGGAAGAGCTGCGCCGGGCCTGGGCTGTCGAGAGCGCCGGAAAGGCGGCTGCGGAATGAGCGCACGAGACCGATTGGACCGCTACGAGCAGGACTGGGGCCGTCACATGCGCTGGCGGAACCCTCCCAACCACGCGGGCGGCGCCGTACCGGGTCGCTACGTCGAAAAGGGCACCGCTGGCGGCCGCTTCGACCTGGCCGTGACCTTTCGAGAGATGTCGAACGACCTCGAATCCCGCGTCTCCAAGCGCCTCGAGCAGGTGGTGGCCGATCTGGTCGCCGAAGAGCACGCGAAGCTCCTGACCGAGCTCCGGCTCGCCGCAGTGGCTGAGGCAAAGGCTACCCTGGAGGAGCTGAAGGACGAGCCGCTGTCCCCGCGCGAAGCCGCCTTCCTGCAAACAGGAGACCCCGGCCCGTGAGCGCCCCTCCCGACCACGAAGACGGCCCACCCAACGCGCCAGCGCGGCAGTCGCGCCCCGGAAGCCATCCGCCAGACCATGGCGGGGTGACCATCCAAAAGGTCGAGATCGTCGTCACGTCCGACGGGGACGTTTCGCGGATCGCCCGGGTCGTCGCGGAGGACTTGCGCAAGCTCGGGCAGCACCGGAGCGTCGGCAGAGGTGCAGGTGAAGGCGGCAGCGGCTCAGGCACGCCCGCCGCGCCGACCGGAGGAACCCGAAAGCTTCGCCTCCTCACCCGTCAAGAAGCCCTCAAGTCCTACCTCCAAGCAGCCTTCCAAGAGAGCGACTGGCACGCTGTATCAGATGCAGCGAACGACCTGAGGTGTGTCGAGGTGGAGCTTCGAGGGTGGGGGGTGAAGCCGTGAGCACGCAGCCCGAAGACACGCTGGAGAGCTGCGATGCGCTCGTGGCCGAGCTGTTCCTGGCTTGGCGCGTCATCAATCCGGAAGGCGGAGAGTTTAACGGCGCGCACCTCCTCCGCTTTCGCCAGCTCCCCGCCAAAGAGCGCTCCTATTTCGCGGCCCTCGTCACGCCCTACGAAGATCCGCACTGGGCAACGCGAACGCAGGAAGTGGTGACCGAAGGCGACCGCACCCACGTCGTCTACACGCCTCCGTACCCACACTCTTGCGAGTGCGTGGCGCCAGTGTTTGCGGACCAATCGCGGCAAACGCTCAGGTGTAGCCGGTGTTTGCATGCGTGGCCCTTCTCTCGTGTCGCCAGGCTCGTCATGGAGACGGCCGGTGTCCAGACGCGACCATTCTTGCTCGATCCGCTCATCGACTCAGTGAACCGGGTTGACATGGGCTACGCCATCGAGCGCGTGCTCTGCGCGGAGAGCGAGGAGACCTGCCCCGCATGAACCCCCACACCCGGAGACACCGCCAGCGCCGCCGAGACACCAGAGCCCGGATCACGAAGCTCGCGTGTCTCCCTGAGATGGCTGGCCGGTACCGCCGCGGCTGCATCCAGCTCCCGGTTCCTGTCACCTGGCAGTCGAGCGCGGAGGACGTTCTGATTTGGGGCGCCAGCCGTATCCCAGCTGACCGGATACGCGCCCGCCGCTGGTCCTGGGCCATCGAGCGCACGCCGCTCACCGACGAAGCTAAGAGCCAGCTAGCGGCCCTCCTGCACCCGCACATCGCCGGTCCAATCCTGAAGCCACGCCACCCGACCTACGAAGAGTTCTACGAGCGGAGACTGGAGCCGTGACGGTTGTCGACCCCTTTCCAGAGGCAGCAGGCGAAGCTTTCTCCCAGTTCTATACCCCGGAGCAGGTCGAGACCTTCGAGCGCGCCGTTCTGCCAACCGAAGCACGCGGCGAGCGCCCGGAGCTGACTCTCGCTCAACTCGAGGCCATCGAGCGGACGCTATTCAGCCCCACAGGCATCCCGCTCGACCACATCGCCACTGCCGAGCTGGAGGACGAATCCAACCCGGACGGCGCCATCCTGCTCAAGGACAGGGCCGGCAACGTCACGGGCGTCGTGTCCCGCGCGACCTTCGAGGCTTTCATGCAAGCGACGCTGCTCAACCCGGAGCCCAGGCTCAAGGGTCACGCGGCGCGCGCAGAAGCACGAGGCTTCGCTGAGCCAGACCAACCGATCGCGCCCCGGAAGAACCGCCACCAGCGCAGAGCAGAAGCGGCACGCAAGCGGAGGGCTCGGCCATGAGGTGGCAATATATCGTCGGGACGATTCTGTGCGTGATGCTGCTGGCCAGCATGGCCCTCATCGCGGCGCACGTGCTCCCCTGGCTAAGCGCAGCGCTCGCCATCGGCGGCATAGCCGGCTTCTTCGTCGCAGTCCGAGCTGACTCAATCGCCGAATACCGTCGCCGCGCTGCCGCTCGCGCCGATCGCCACAATCGGATGCTGCTCGACAAGTGGTCATGCCCGGAGCCCAAGCGATGAACCCCCGAGCACGACGCCTCCGCCGGACCCGCAGGCTCCAGCGCCAACGGGAAGCGGCATTCTCCGCGCTCTCCCGGATGGGGACGTTCAGCAATCAATCAGCCGCAGTCATCTCCAGGCTGATGTCGGAGCTGGTCGATGAGATCCGTAGCAGGATGTACGACGGGCTAAGCGCCCGAGGCGTGTTCGAGCTGGGCGTCGTGCCGTTGCGTTTTTCCGAGGATGAGCCAACTCAGGAGACCGACCAGCAGTTCAAGCTCACCTGGCTACCGTATTCGCTGACCGCGTCGCCGCGAGGCATCGCTAGGCTTCGGCCGTTCGAAGCTGCCACCTGTCAGGACTCAGGGCCCGGAGAGCGAACCATTATCATGTCCGATCGTCCAGCGGGTTCTTTATCCCTCGCGCATGCACGCGCGCGCGATCATTTAGAGGAACCGAGCGATGGCTAAGCCGAAACACCCAGCCAAGGCCAAGGGGAAGCCCGTCGGCAGGCCACCCAAGCTCGCCGGCATGACCGAGGAAGACAAGACGCGCTTCCTGACGCTCCTCCGTGCCGGGAGCCCACAGAACTGGGCCTGCAAGGCGATCGGTTTCACCTACGAGACGCTTGAGAACTACCGGACTCGTGCGGCGGACGGCGAGGAGCCATATGTGGAATTCATTCGCGAGGTCGACCGAGCTCAGGCGGGTTACGTGATCGAGCGACTCCGCGTGCTCGACGCTGACGCCATCGGAGCGCCAACCGGCGAGAAGCGGGAGCGCGGGAACGGCGACATCAAGTGGGTGCTTGAGCGACTGTTCCCGAAGGACTTCGCGCCGATTCAGAAGAACGAGCACACGGCCAAGGACGGCGCGCCGCTCGACATGGGGCCAGCCAAAGTCATCATCATGCCCGCCAAAGAGCCTGAGTGATCGGCGAGCCGGAATTCCTGCCGGACGGAAGCGAGGTTGTTTGGCGCCCGCACCCAGCGCCGGGCGGCGGCATCGGTCCGCAAGGGATTGCCCTTCGCTCGAGCGCGCGTGAGCTACTTTTCGGCGGGAGCGCCGGCGGCGGCAAGAGCAACCTTCTGGTTGCCGGCCCGCTCCGCTACATCCACGAGCCGACTTTTCGTGGGATTCTCTTTCGCAACACGTTCGACGAGATCCAGAAGATCTCCGACCAGGAGGCTCGACCGATCTACGGCGCTCTAGGCGGCGTGCCGAAGGGCGGCACCGAGTGGAACTTCCCGAGCGGCGCGCGCATCTACCTCTCGTACCTCGCTCGGGACGAGGACGCCTACAAGCACCAGGGCGCGGCCTACCAATACATCGGCTTCGACGAACTCACGCACTACACACCGTTCCAGTACCGCTACCTGTTCAGCCGCTTGCGCGGCAAGAACGGGATCCCGCTCGAGATCCGCGCGACCTGCAACCCAGAGCCCGGGTGGGTTAAGCAGCGCTGGGCCCCGTGGGTCGACCGGTCCGAGACCTACACCGGCATCCGCGCCGAATCGGGCCAAACGCTTTGGTACGTGACCGATGACGATGGGACGGAGCGCTACGTCGAGAAGGGCACGCCGCACGCGCTGTCCCGCTGCTTCGTTCGGTCGCGGCTCTCGGACAACCCGTCGCTCGGCGTCGAGTACGAGGCGCAACTCAAAAGCATGGAGCCAGTGCAGCGCGCTCGTCTGCTTGAGGGCGATTGGGAGGCCGATTACACGCCCGGCCTGCTTTTCCGTCGCGGCATGTTCCCGGTGAAGGACGCTGTGCCGCCGCAGGCGATCCGTGTGCGGGCGTGGGACTTGGCGGCCACAGAGGAAAAGCTCGGCGCGCCGCGCACGCTCAAGCCAGACGCGAAGAACGATCCCGACTACTCGGTAGGTCTCTTGTACGGATGGGCGCCGAACTTCGGTTTCTTCATTGAGCACGTCGAGCGCGTGAGGGGCAGGCCGGAGGTCGTCAGGCGGACGGTCGAGACGATCACGAACCAAGACGCGGCGCGCTACGGCCGCGGCGCCGTGGTGACGGTCATTCCGCAGGACCCGGGACAGGCCGGAAAGGCCCAGGCGATGGCATATGCCGACATGCTCTCGGCGCATCGGGTCATGATCATCCGGCCGAGCGGGTCGAAGGTGCAGCGCGCCGGGCCCGCCTCGGCTACTGCGGAGAACGCGGGGATCACACTGCTCCGCGGCCCGTGGAACGAGGCTTTCCTCGCCGAGGCAGAGCAGTTCCCGAAGGGCGGCCACGACGATCAGATCGACACGCTATCCGACGGGCACATGGCGGTCGCTCAGATCCGCGGCTCCCACATCGCCTCAAAGTCGGCCAACTGGGGCGGTGACCTGCCCGATTTCTCCTGAGTCAATCCTGTCAGGTGGCAGGAAAGAGCGCTTTTCCCTAGGTTGATGCTGTGACCCTACCTGCACCACTCGCCGCAGCCATCGCCGAGCAACCGCCCGGAGCGACGTGGGCGCGGCTATTTTCGCAGCGGAATGCCGCATACGACGCCGAATTGTGGGAGAGCCTGCGGCTTCTGCACGAGGGTGGCTTTGAAATTCAGGAGAACGCGAAGCTCTTCTGCCCGCGTGTCCCCGAAGAGCCGAAGAAAGAATACGAGTGGCGGCTGAAGACCACGGCCTACGTGAACCACATGGCCCGCGTCGTTGGGCATCTCGTGGGTGGGCTGTTCGGTGTGCCACTCAAGGTAGCCGCCGAGGGGAAGACCGGGAGCTCGGCGCCGGCGACGCCGGACGAACCGTTTTATAAGGCCTTCGCGAACGACTGCGACCTTCAGGGCACGAACTTTTCCCAGTTCATGCGGGCGCGGCTCATCGGCGCGCTCGTGCAGAAGCGGGCTCTCATCGGCGTCGACATGCCGCGCGGCGTACCTGATGCGGCGAACAAGCTCCAGGAAGAGCAGCTCGGGGTCGGGCGCGCATGGCTTTACTCGATCCCGCTCGAGTCGATGCTCGACTGGGAGTGCGATGACAAGGGGCGGTTCGTTTGGTGCAAGCTCATCAAGAAGATCGTCGACCGGTCCGACCCGCTCGGGGACCACTCGAGCTACAAGTACCAGTTCAAGATCTGGCGAATGCTCGACACCGGCGCTGCGGCCTTCGAGGTCTACGAGACCAAGTCGGTAACCAAAGACGAAGACATCAAGCCCGACGAGATCGTCTCGCGGGTGACCGAGCGGACGCCGACCACGTTCTCTCGGATCCCCATCGTCGAGATCAACTTGCCAGCGGCGATTTGGGCAGGGAATCAGCTCGGCCCGTTGTGCAAGGAGCACTACAACGGCCGATCGAATCTCCGCGGGTCGATGTGCCGGAGTCTGGTCGAGATTCCGTTCGTGAAGCTCGGCTCCGAGATCCCCTCGGTGAACGGTGCTCTCCCGGCCGACGTGCAACAGAACCCAGGGCGCGGCGTTGACCCAGTCGGGCAGGCGCGCGCCAAGGGTTTCCTCGTGCTCGGCGCCGGCGACGACTTCAGCTTCAAGGGTCCGTCCGGCAACGCTTGGACGATCGCATCGTCGGAAAACTTCAAGGTGCGCGAGGAGATCTACAGCGCCCTGAACACCATGTCCCTGGCGCTCTCGAACACCGGCGCGACCGTGCAGCGCTCGGGTGAGTCGAAGGCAGAAGATCGCTCTGCGACGGGCGTTATCCTCGATTTCCTCGCCGACTCGACGCGCGAGGTATCGGAGATGGTTTACGACGTGGTGAGCGACGGCCGCGGCGACAATGAGCGCGGTGGCAAGATCGTGTGGAAGGCCACAGGCGTAGACAGCTACGACGATGACGACCGTGCGGCGCTCATCGGTGAGGCCACCGAGTTCCTGACGCTCGACATCCCGTCGAAGACTGCGCGCAAGGTGTACCTCAAGAGCCTCGTCGCTCGGATGAACCCGAAGTCCTCCGATGCAGAGAAGCAGGAGATGTTCGACGAACTCGACCAGCACGTCACCGACGAGATGGTCATGCCGCCGAAGCCTTTGCTCGGCCTAGGTGCGCCGGGCGCGGGAGGCGCAAACCCGAAGCTGCCGCCCGGCGCCGGCAAAACGAACCTCCCACCCAAGCCGCCAATCCCAGGGAAATAAGTGATGTTCTGGTTCCGAGTAGAGCTCGATTCGAAGGGGAAAGTTCTCTCCTGCGCTCAGGTAGCGAAGGCTGCTGAGGGTGAGTCGGGCGGGGTCTTTTTTCTTCGGGCCGCTGACGGGAAGAGCGCGGCAGAGCGGGCCTATCGCCAATACCACCGGCTCCGCACGACGGCGCGCCGCGAGCGCTATGCGGAAGAGGGCAAGTGCCGGTGCGGGCGGTCGCGTGACAAGGAAACTCCCCAGTCTCGAGCGTTCCGCACATGCCCAGCATGCCGCGCAGTCGACCTCGCCCGGCATGAGCGAGCGACCGCTCTCCAGCGAGGTCTGACCGTCGTGGCGATGCCCACGAAGGCCGAGCACTTCGTCTCCCGCCGCAACGAAGAGAAGCTCGAGCTCCTGAAAGAAGTCCAGGACAAGTTCCTTCGCTCAGGGATGCGGGTGTTCGGGCTGTGGCTTCAGGAAGAGATCGAAAAGCTCCAGCCGAAGCCGGCGGCGAAGCTCCGGGTGGTGGCCAGTGGCCGCTAGCCCAACGATCCACGTCTTCGGCGAATGCGAAGAGCCGGACGAACTCGATCCGCCGGTCTACTGCTGGCAGCCCGAGGCGGTCACGGCTTCGGTCGTCTTCCACCCGAACGTTCTCCAGTGCTCAGGAGCGGATACGTGGGTGTGTCTCGATTGTGGTGAGCATACGGGCGAAGCGGAGGCGTGAATGCGGAGGCTCCGAACGTGGCAGCTTGAGTCGGCGCTGGCGCTCGCAGTCCTGAGTCTCGTCGCCGCGCTCGGCGGCAATCGCGCGGTTGAATGGCTTGGCGTCGGGGCCGTTTGGCTTTCGTTCATGCACGGCCAGGTCTCCGACCGGATGGCGGAATCTCAGGCGCGCGCGGTCGTCCCCGATGTGCACTGTTGGCGATGGGCGCGCTGGTACTTCGCGGGCAAAGAGGTGCTCTGGGTCGCCTATTTCTTGGCGCATCGGTCTTATTCGGCTCTGGCCGGCTGCGCGCTCTTTCTTGCCTATCCGCTTTGGCGACGCTGGTACAACGCCAGGAAGGCGCGTGGTTGAATGGCCCGCTCCCCTCGCCTCTCCGCGGCCGATCGCGCTGACCTCGCCGCTCGCCACCGCGCCGTCACTGCGCGCGTGCTCGCGTCCGAAGACATCGCGCGCACCGTGCTCCGAGAGCCAGTCGAGCAGGCAACCCAGCAACTGATCGTCCGCCTGGCGTCCGAGTCACCCGACCCACGCGCCATCAAGCGGACGCTTTACCGGTCAGTCAATTCGATCTCGGGCTCGCTGGCTCACTCCGCAGCGATGGCAGTCGAACGAGCTCGCGGTCATGCGCGAGAACTCGCGAACGGCCAAGCGCAAGGTGACCTGTCGGGGTTCGTGCAGCAGGCGCAAGCGGCGGGGTTCGACGCGGTTGCCCCGACGCTGACCGGGATCGTGACAACCTCCGAGGTCGACGCAGCGATCGCGCATCAGGCCGGGCTCTCGATCGCTCACCGCTGGTCAAGCCAGGTGCTGGGCACGTACGTGTCTTGGAAGCGGGGCGGCGGCGGGGTCGACCTGCTCGCTCGGGGCATCGGCAGCGCCGCTGGGAGTGATGCGCTCGAGTCAGGAACGGGCGTCGGGGCGCTCGTCGAGACGCAGGCAATCACCCAATCGATCGACGCCTACGCCGACCAGCACGCGCTTGTGTGGCGGGACTTGGCCACCGTCATCCCGGGGACGATTTACGAGGCGGGGCCCGGCGGGATGGGCGCGCCGCCGGCGGGCGGATGGGGCGGCGGGCTGTTCGATGTTTGGTCGGCCATGATGGACCGTAACACCTGTCAGCGCTGCGCCGCGCTCGACGGCGAGAGCGTGCCGATCGGCCAGGACTGGCCAGGCGTTGGGCGGATGCCGCTTCACCCTCGCTGCTTGTGCGCTCCGGTCTGCGTGTGGGTGTACGATGCCGCTGCTGCGCAACTTCCGGCGGGTGACCTGAGTGAGCTCCAGGATGACATCCGTGGCCACATGAGAGCCTCCGATTTCGCAGTGGACCAGGAGCAGGCGGCGGAGCACGTGCGGCGGGCGCTGTCGACGCTGCCCCGATTCTGACCCCCTTCGCCGAACAGTGGCGGTATCGGCAGCGCTGCAGCAGCTCCGCCCGCAATTCCG